TTCAGCTTACAACCACACTTGCGGCAGCGGTTTTGTTTGTCATCATACAGGGGACACGCTCGGCAGATTTTCATTCGACGCTCATACTCCTCGTCATCAACCCAACGGGGGTCACGAGCTACATCTGCAGCAGTTTGTGCCAAGTTCTTGGCTTGCTCTCCCAAAGAGGGATACTCTTTGGTTGCATCGTGCTCACGGCGAGGACGGCGCGGTCTGCTTTTGTTGGGTCTAATCAGTCTTGGCTTGGGTTCCCCAAACCCTCCATTTTGGTCGGTCATAACTTAAAGCCAGTGAATGCGTTTTCCTTGATGTCTTGTTTGATTCCGCCGATGACATAGCTTTCGACTTCTGTCTCTTGTGGTGCCACTTGGACACCTTTTGACTTCAGCCAGTGCTCGGTCCACGGCAGTGGGTTGTTGCTTGCTGGAATGTCATACAGAGGTTTGAGGCCGATAGCCTTCATTCTCCTGTTACACACCCATTCCACGTATTTAGAGAGCAGTTTCTCAGAGAGACCGATCATACTACCATCTCTAAAGAGGTAGCGGGCCCAAGCCTTCTCTTCGTTCACGCAACGCTCGAACATCTTGCGCGAGTGCTCTATCTCTTCGTGGTAGATTTGCTGCATTTCCTTGTCGTCGCCCTCTCTCCACTTGTTGATAATGTTCTGAGTCAACACCAGGTGCTGATTCTCGTCACGGGCGATGAGAGAGATAATTTTAGCCGAACCTTCCATTACCTTCAGTTCACCGAATGCGAACGAACAGGCAAATGAGACATAGAAGCGAATGCCTTCCAGAATGTTGACATTCATCATCGCTCTGAACAGTTTACGCTTGAGTTCGTAGCGAGATTCGATAAATGTACCGGCACCTTCCTGTGCGTGCTTCCAGTCGCCCATTGCATACTGCTGTGCGTCACGAATGAACGAGTCATAGGACTCAGTCACCGTAGCAGCACGGGAGAGGATTTTCTCGTCCCCCAGAATAGTACCAAACACTTCATCTGGATCTGCATACAGATTCTTGATGATGTGCGTGTACGAGCGGCTGTGAATCATCTCCATGAATCCCCAGGCTTCCATTGCCGACTCTAGTTCGGGTAGAGAGCAATAAGGAAGGAAAGCCATGCTAGGACCCCGACCTTGTACGGAGTCCAGCATGACCTGGTACTTAAGGTTCGACGTAAAGATGTGCTTCTGCTCTGGTCTGAGCGTCGGGTAGTCGCTCCTGTCCTTCTGAAGGGATACCTCGTCGGGTCTCCAGAAGAACGAGAGCTGAGTTTGCGTGATTTTATCAAATACCGGATACTTGAAAGTCGTGTATTGCTGCACCCCCAGAGGTTGTCCAAAAAACATTGGTTGTTCTTTGACGTTAGTCGGATGTGGGTTAAACACAGTCATTCCGTCTAGCATAATTCCTCTGGGTGGTGAAGTACTTATAAGGTGTAAACTGGGGCGAAAGTAAGAACTAGATGCTACACGAATCGCAATCCTCGTCTAATTCTAGCAGGCTTTCAACAGAAAGTTCATCGCTGGTATTGGTGTCTTGGATTTCTTCATCTCCCTTTCCATCGTAGGTATTCTGGTAGTAGAGTGTTTTAATTCCAAGGCTGTAACTCCGAAGGAGATCGCCAATAAGCACAGTAGCAGGAACTTCTCCGTCTTCATAATGTTGTGGGTTGTAGGAAGTGTTTGTCGAGATGCTCTGGTCAAAGAACTTCTGGATGACTGCCATGATGTTCAGGTATCCATCCATACTCTTCATGTCCCACAACAGAGTGTAGGCATTTTTCAGTGTTGAGTAGGAGGGGACGATTTGCTTGAGAGTTCCTTTCTTCGATTTTTTAATTGAGAGATAGTCTCTTGGGGGTTCCACTCCATTCGTTGCGTTACACACAACAGACGAGGACTCAGATGGCATCTGGGCTGTGAGCGTGGAGTTCCTGACACCAGACTCAGCAACCTTCTCGCGAAGTGCTTCCCAGTCCAGTTTATATTCAGGCGGGCAAATCTCATCGACTTCCTCTTTATAGTGGTCAATTGGCAGGAGACCTTTAGAGTACTTGGTCTCACTATATGCTGCACACGGACCCTTCTCGTCTGCCAGGTTAGCAGAAGCAAGGATCGAGTAGTACTGCAGTGCTTCTGTTAGTTCGTGTACCAGCGGCAGTGCTGTGCCTTCCTCGTACCCTGCGTTGTTCTTAGCAAGGTAGTGTGCCAAACCAATCATCCCGATGCCCAAAGAGCGGCGGGCCTTAGTGGCTCGCTCTGCTGCCTTGACTGGATAGCCTTGGTAGTCAATGAGCTCGTCGAGGGCCCGCACTGCGATGTCACAGAGACCTTCCAAGTCAGAGAGATGACGAATCTTACCGACATTGATTGCTGACAGGATGCAGAGACTGATCTCACCTGCCTCGTCATCGATGTGATCGAGCGGGTCGGTGGGAAGTGTGATCTCCTGGCAGAGGTTAGACATACGCACCGGCACTGTGAAGGAAGAGTGAGTGTTGCAGTGATCCATGTTCATGACATAGATACGACCTGTCTCTGCTCTCTCCTTCATAAGGGCGAGGAACAGCTCCTGAGCTCCAACGGTGGTGCGAGGCACGGACTCATCTGACTCATATGCTTTGTAAAGTTGATCAAAGCTAGGGCCACCAAAGGCATCGTATAAATTGGGCACATCATGAGGACTAAACAAAGCAATGTCTTCGTTCTTGATGAACCTTTCATAGAACAACTTGCTGATTTGGATGCTGTAGTCTAGCTTTCTGACTCGGTTGTCTTCTGTTCCTTTGTTGTTTTTGAGGACCAGGATGTCTTGGATTTCCCTGTGCCATATGGGGAAGTGTACCGTTGCCGAACCTCCTCTAACTCCGTTTTGAGTGCAGCAACGTACAGTGGCTTCAAACTTTTTAAGAAATGGGATGACACCTGTATGTTGTACCTCTCCATCACGGATACGAGACCCCAAAGCCCGAATCCGACCAGCGTTGATGCCAATCCCCGCACGCTGCGACGTATAATAGCCAATGGCCATATCAGAGGCAAAGATACTGTCAAGAGAATCGTCACACTCAACGAGCACACAAGAAGCATACTGACGAATAGGAGTTCGAACACCGGCCATAATAGGCGTCGGAATATTGATAAGATGCCTCGAAGTCGCGTCATAATACTTCTTGACATAGGATAGGCGGGTCTCTTTAGGGTAGGCATGGAAAATAGTCGCAGCAATCATCATGTACATGAACTGAGGAGTCTCAAAGATCTTCCCAGAACTTCTATCCTGACAGAGATACTTGTCATACACCTGTCGCAGACCAGCGTAGGTGAACTTCATATCACGTTCGTGATCAATGTACTTGTCCAGCTCTACAATCTCATCAAATGAGTAGTAATTAAGGATCTCAGGATCATACACACCAACATTGATGCCATACTGAATTTGTTCCATCAGTGATGGCATGTCCCACATCTTATGAAAGATGGACTTACGCAGTGCAAACAGCAACAGGCGTGCTGCTACAAACTGATAGTTGGGATGATCGAGACTAATAAGGTCAGACGCTGAGCGAATCAGCGTCTCCTGGATGTCTGCTGTGGTGATACCATCATAAAGAGACAACTCTGCATTCATCTCCACCTGAGAGGACGAGACGCCAGCGATTCCTCTACAGGCTTCCTCGACCATACTGTGGATCTTGTTGAGATCAAGGGGCTCAGTGCCCCGGCCGTTTCTTTTTTTGACCTGGATATCAGTCTTCATCAGAAACCACCTCGGCTTCTTTTGTGATTGCGTCTGTTACTGACTCGAGGATCGGTTCAGGTTTCTCTTGGTTGAATCGTGCGATGATTTCCTCGTCGGTCTTCGTTCCAACGATGTTGAAGAACATCTCCAGGGTGTAAAGGCTGTCTTCAGTGTGGTTGCGAGTCCAACCGTAGGGTACCCAAGAGGGGAATGCCAAGAAGTCGTTGGTTCTCAGCTCACCCAGGCTGTTAGGGACAAATGGACCGAAGTCCATAACCAGGCGGGGTCCGTCTTCACCAACGCCGTTCAGGGCAACGACGACAACCATGTCGGCACCACCTACAGGGCTCAGGAGGTCAGACTGTTGGGGGAGAATCTTGCGTCCAAAGATAGAATACTCTTCATCGTTCTTCTCTGTCAGGTCCAAGATGAATCCAAAGTCTTCTGCGACGACTTCCTTGACCTCTTCAATTAATTGTTGAAGGGCAACATTCTCTGCCAATGGCGGAAGTTTGAGAAGATCGTAATTCTTGTTCATTTTATCATCAACCAGTCTCTCACCTGCATCGATTTGAGACCTAAGGGTGCTGATGTCTGAATCAGTCATGCCAAAGGCTGCTTCGATGCTCAATAGTGATTTTTTACTCATTGTTTCCAGTCCTGTAGTTTGAGTTTTGCGGTAAGTGATTGGTACACATTAGATTGTACCAGATTGTTGGGGTCAAGTCCAGCAAGAAGCATGTCGTTAATATCCTTCTCCTTGACATTCTTGGGCCAAATGACTACCTTATGTCCTTGACCAATATGGTATTCGATTCGTTTTGTAATCTCTGGCGATCTGGGCTCATTGTCAAGAACATAAACAACATCAGCACTACCCAACAAGTCATCAGGGATACTGACATCAGCACCCGCCATTGCCAACGCATTGTCAATGAGTAGAGAGTCGAGCGGACCCTCTGTGATGTAAATCGTTTTGTCATAATCTACTGTGTTTAGTCCAAAGATTTTACTCTGTCCCTCATCAAGGAGGATAGTGATATAACGCAGACCAGTAGAATGAAGGGAACGCCCCTGAAAACCAAAGACAACTCCTTCTTTATCGATGAAAGGGATGATAATCCTTGGCTCATCATTCTCTGTGTCAGGGAAAGTGTCAGGCTTAATCGAATTTACCCATTCTTGAAATGTCTCTGTGAAGTACAGAGTGCCAGTCGGCAGCTTCCTCTTGGTTAAGTATACCCTAGCTGGGTGTGAAGTATTTAGGTCGTCTATTTTAGTCAGACCAGCAAGTGGTGACGAGTTAAACACAGGAATCTTGTTCTTAATCTTCCTGATAAGACTCGCCTCATTTTTTGATGAAGACTTTCTCTTTGGTGCAGTAAACTTCTCTAGTCTATATTGCTTATACATGACAGGATCTAAGTCCTGTAATAAGTTACCAAATGACTTGGATACACCACAATTGTGACACTTGAAGAGTAGTTCTCCCTTATGTTGATAGACGAAACCTCTAGCTTTGCTTTTGTGCTTCTTGGAGTCTCCACATACAGGACACCTAAAGTTCCATAAGTGGTTACTCTTTTGCTTGAACCTGTCTAACCGGGAGGATATAAGGTGCAAGTATTTGATGTCTATGTACACTGTGATTTGTTATTGACATAACAAGTTTAACAGTTATCGGAATCCATGTCAAGTCTGCCTTTGATTTCCAACTGATCCATGCGAATCTTCCA